CTAATGGTGATGAGGGGGTTTCTGCTTTTAAGAGTGGTATAGGTTGGATGCCAATGGTGGGGGCCGATATGGATAGAGCGAAGTCTTTGATAGATGTTGCTCAGGAAACAGCTAATGCAATTGGTAAAGAAGTTGTGCTGTACGAGTTTTCTATTAAGCGGAAGGTGATGACGATAAATCCAAAATAGGAGTAGTTTTCGATATAAGGGTTTTCTTATGTCGGAAAGTATTTATTAGAGGTTACTTATGAATGAATTGTTAGATTTGGTTAAGGCTCAGGCTGAAGACGAGGGCTTGTGGTTTGATGCTAAAACAGCGCCCGAGGCTTATTTGCAAAGGCATTTACGTGAATTACACCGAGCGGTTGAGAGTATGCTGGCACCCGATAAAACGGTGGCAGATGTGAATAAGTTAAAGTCTTGTCCTTTTTGTGGAGGTGAGCAAATTCAAGTATGTGTTGATTATAATAACCTGCATAAGAGTTTCGCTAAGTGCCGTACCTGCCGTGCTCAGGCACCGCTTGTATCGTGGGGTAAAAGGGTGGGACGGTAGGCCGTGAAGCCCGACTATCTATAGTTGGATTACTGATAGCACAAGAAAAGGTAAGTCTATGAAAACCCCGTTTCTTGTCCGTCCCATGGTGAAAAGTATAATGTGATTAGACTTGTTATACAAGTTGAGCTTAGATAGTAAATAAATGTAAAGTTAATTGTAAACTTTAAAGCAAATACTAATTAGAACTTGTAACTAACTTTAAAGTTGGCTATATTCTGAAACATGGATGAGCTGGTTAACTTTAAATATGCACCGAGCACTCAGGAAGTTGTTTTTGCTGAGATATTGGCTCGCACGCAAGACCCAGAGCAAGCATATCTGGATGCGGGGTTTGAGAACTTAGGCTCTGTTAAAAATGTAAAAAAGGCACTTGCACTCGCAAAGACCAGCAAAATACAGGAACGACTTGAATACCATAAGGCGTTGCTGATTCAAAAAGCTAATCTCACAGATTCAGAAGTTATCAGTGAAATGAAAGATATCGCCTTGTCGAACATGGCTGATTACATCGGTGAGGATAATGAGTTTAAGCCATTTAATGAATTGAGTCGTTCACAGATGGCAGCGGTTAAAAAAATAAAAATTACCCAGACTGAATACGGTGTTGTTCATGAAGTTACGCTTTATGATAAAACCCAAGCCCTCGATAAACTATTCAAAATGCTTAACCTGTTTGAAAGGCATACTCAGGCTAACGCACCTAAGATTGTATTGAATCTTAATAATGTAAATCAGCAGGTGGCCAAGCCATGAGTAATGCTGATTTAACCCTATGGTTTAACGAAGTGTTGTGGCCCAGCTATAACGAATTAGTTAAAACGCCTTTTGCTACTAAGTATCGTTCTGGTTCAAAGGGTGAGGGGTTAAAGAAAATCCTGACTTTAAAACCTAATGCAGACCTGCAAAACAGAATTTCCAGCGCGTTAACTGAACAACGTAAACATCGTAAGAAGTTGTTTGAACAATGCGGTTCTATGCAAAAGTATTTAGAAGCAACAAGTTATGAAAAGTTTTATGCCAATCGTATGTGCGTAACATGGATTAATCAAATGGGGTGGGAAGATGAGATACCGGCACTTGATGAAATCACTGAGAATAAAAGTTCTTTGTTTGGTAATGCGCGTTGTCAGCATGACGGCTGTGCTAATGCTATTCATGGCCCGTCTTATATTTATTGTTTTCAGCATGAGTCTCGAACAAATGAATCGGATAAAACGTTGAAGGCTCAATTAATAAAGATGGGTTTAGGTAAACTTAAAGATGAATCACTGCATGATTACGCAATGAGGTGTAAAACGATTGCACTTAAAACACTTGGGGGGTTAAAAATTGGACTGTAATTGTACAGATATTATAACGAGAGAATGCAACGTAAAAGAACATAAGGTTATTCGTAATTATTTAATTGCCGGACGTTATGAGCTTTGCGGTATTTGTGGTCGTATCGAATGGTTTGAGCTTAGTGATGCGTTAGAGGTTGAAATTAATACCACGAACGAACATTGCTTGCGTTCAGGTGGTGAAATTATATGGCGCAAAGGTAAAAGAAAAAATAAAGTTTCGTTGTTGGGGTGATGTATGAGTGATGATATAACCTATCTTAATGTTAAAACAACAAATGCTATCCCAGTTGAAAGGGTGATTAAGGGTTTGGCTGAAGACCAAGATAAGTTTAAGTCTATTCTTATTTTGGGTTTTGATAAAGATAACAGGCTTGAGTCAAGAAGTAGTAATAGTAATGTCGGTGAGTTGTTGGAAATGATTGAAATGTTTAAATATAACTTGCTTAGTGGGAATTACGAGAGGTGACACATGGGACTAAGTATAAAGCAGTTAGCACTGGTACATAGCGTTGACCAGTACATTGATTTTTATGAGGTAAATGAAAAACCAAAACCTGATTGTTTACATCTAACAGATGAATCTTATAAGGCGCTATGTAAATATCAGGGTGATGATGGTCTTGATTCATACCGTAAAATTAGAATTGATATTGTTAGAGCGAGTTCAAAAACATGAAACGCCGCTGGTTTGCAGAACAGTTTGACCAGCGTATGCGTGATGAAGCTAAAGAACGTGAAGACAAAACAAGATTAAAAAAAGTTAAAGAAAAAAAAGAAAGACAACCGAACAAATAATTTTAACAACGTATCCGTAAATGGGTAGTACGTTTGTGATGTTGCAAAAGGATAAGTTGTGAGCGCAAACGCAAACGAAGTTGTACTGCCATATAAATATGTACCCCGCGAATATCAGGAAGGGGTATGGCAGGCTGCGTTTCCAAGTTGGTACGGTATAAATAAACCAGCCGCTAAACGTTACATACTTGTATGGCATCGACGTTGCGGCAAAGATAAAACTTCTATTAATTTAATTACTGCTAAGGCCGTTGAAGAAGTAGGAAACTATTTGTATATGGCACCTGAACAGACTCAGGTTAAAAAAATAATCTGGCAAGGCATAGGTAGTGATGGTATAAAATTTATTGATCACATACCTCGACCCTTGATAAAAAAGAAATACGAAAAAGATATGTTGATTGAGTTAATCAATGGCTCAACAATTCAGTTAGGTGGCTCAGACTCCTATGATTCATGGATGGGAACGAACCCACGCGGTATTGTTTTTTCAGAATACTCTTTACAAAATCCTCAAGCTTACAATTATTTTCGTCCTATCCTTGTAGAAAATGGTGGCTGGGCAATATTCATTTATACACCTCGCGGTCACAATCATGGCTTTGATATGCGTAACGTTGGCTTGCGTGAAAGTGAAGCCGGTAATCCCGATTACTATTACAGCGAAGTTGATATAACACAATCAAAGCGTGCAGATGGTACCCCGCTCATCACGCAAAAAGAAATTGATGAGGAAGTTGCAAGCGGTATGCCTGCCGAATTAGTGCAGCAGGAATTCTATAACTCTTTTGATGCAGGTAACATCGGTGCTTACTATGCAGACTTAATCACGAAGCTTAGACAATCTGAACCGAGTTGTATCGGCCATTATCCTTATGACCCAACACGTCCTGTTATTACTGCGTGGGATTTAGGTATACATGATGCGACAAGCATTTGGTTTGTCCAGCCTTATGAAGGTGGGCCGCGTGTTATACAGTATTACGAACAAAGAAATAAACCTCTGACTGACCATGTAAGCTATGTGCTTGCACAAAATTATAACTATCTTGAACACCTCGCACCACATGACATTATGGTGCGCTCCTATGAAACAGGAAAAACACGTAAAGAATTAGCCTTTGATATGGGGCTTGATTTTACTGTTGTTCCTAAACTTCACATTGAAGACGGCATTGAAGCTGTCCGCGCATTACTCCCTCGATGTACATTTCATGAAAGTGGAACCGAAGAAGGGCTTGAAGCCTTGTTTGGTTACGAACGCGCATGGGATGACAATATGAAACGTTATCGTAATTCACCAACACATAACTGGGCCTCGCATGGGGCTGATGCGTTTCGTGTTTTAGCAACTGGTTGGGTAGATGATTCGCCTGATATGTTTAGTCATAACTCATCCAGACCAAAAGTAAAACGCTCGATGGGGGCCTACTAGGAGAATTATTATGACACCTGAAGAAATTGTTGCACGCTTTCGCACGCTTGAAGCGGAACGTAGAAATTTAGATAACCGCTGGGAAATAATTAGCCACTTTGTTATGCCTAACCGTGGCCGCTTCTTTGAAAAAGAAAGCGATTACGAAGAGTCTATTAACTGGCGGCATCGTGAACTATATGATTCCACTGCGGTTGTGTCAGCTCGCTTACTTGCAAGTTCGATTCATTCAAATTTAACTTCAGCAAGTGGTCGCTGGTTTGGTTTGCGTTTTCGTGATGAAGAGTTAAATAAAAATCATGAGGCGCGTGAATGGCTTGAAGAATGTGAACGCATTTTATATTACGCAATTAATGAATCTAACTTTAATCTTGAGATTGCAGAATGTTATTTAGACTTGGTTGCTTATGGTACTGCGGTATTACTGCATGAGTCAGATGGCAGAGGTGGTTTTGTTTTTAAAGCAACCATGGCGCGTGAAATATATTTTGAAGAAGGTTTTGATGGCAAGCTTACTGGCATCTATCGTTATAAAAAATATACTGCGTTACAGTTAGCAGAAAAATATCCCGATACGATTCCAGACTATATCAAAGAACAAGCCGAAGGCGCTACAACTGCCAATGTCCCGCATGAAGTTATACATTGCATTCGTTTACGTTTGGAAAACAAGGATGCTGATGTGTCGGGTGAACTTGCACCTGAAGCAAGACCTTATGAGGAACGTTATATTTTAGCAAAAGATGCGCATGAGTTAACAGATACAGTGAGTGGTTATTATGAAATGCCTGCTTATGTTATGCGCTGGGGTCGTGCAGCCGGTTCAAAGTTTGGTGATAGTCCCGCTATTAATGTTCTTGCTGATATTGTTACGCTCAATCAGCTTGTCGAACTCGTTTTAAAGGCGGCAGAAAAAGTTATTGACCCACCTACCTTAACTCAACAACGTGGAATCATTGGCGATTTAGATTTACAACCTGGCGGTGTCACTGTTGTTCGTGACATTAATGGTATTAGACCTTATGAGTCAGGTGCCCGTTTCGATGTGTCTCAACTGCAACGAGAAAACCTGATAGGCACCATTCAGGATTCTTTTTACACAAAACACCTTATGTTAAAAGATTCGCCTGCTATGACGGCAACAGAAGTTAATGCGCGTTATGAATTTATGCAGCGTGTTTTAGGCCCAGTTGCAGGTCGCATTAGAGCAGATGGACTTGACCCTTTAATCAAGCGAGGCTTCTATACGCTTTCAAGAGAGGGTCGATTGCCAGAAATGCCAAGCATCATTGCAGAAAACTTTGCTGAAATGGACATTGAATATATGGGGCCATTGGCGCGAGTTCAGAAGATGAACGACGTGCAAAGCACTGAGCGCTTGCTTGCTAATATCGGGCAGATAGCTTCTGTTGCGCCTGAAGTCATTGACACAATTGACTGGGATAAATTAATTCGCATGTACTCAGAACGTATCGGTGTACCGTTTGAAATCCTTAAAACAGAAAGCGAAGTAAGAGAAATTCGTGAAAGGCGCGCCGAACAAATGGCGCAACAACAACAAATGGATCAGGCGGCACAACTTGCCGGTGCAATGAAAGATGGGTCGCAAGCAGACTTGAATGTAGCAAACGCGGGAGAAGTCGGTGGCTGATAACGAAACTAAAAAAGTACAGGCAGCATGGCGCATTGCATTAGGCGGGCCGCATGGTGAAATTATCATGGAAGATTTAAAACTCTATGCTGATAGCCAGTCGCATGTTGCTGGCGACCCTTATACCACAGCGTTTAATGATGGTATGCGCGTGATGGCAAAAAATATTTTATTAACAATAGAGGGAGAAGACGATGTTCCACATGAAACAAAAGTATTGCGCTGAGGGTGATATCGGTAATGTTGATAATGAATGGAAAGAAAAATTACCTGAGTCAATAAAGGACTGGGGTGAAGTGCGTGATTCAAAAAGTGAAGATTCTTTTTGGGAGCAAATGGGTAACATGCGCTCAATGATGGGTCAGTCGATTCGCATTCCAACTGAAGATGCAAGTAAAGAAGACATGGCCGCATTTGATAAGCGCTTAATTGAAAAAGTGCCAAGTCTTATGCGTAAACCAGACATGGATGATACTGATGTTATGGATGCATTTTATAATCAGCTTGGCAGACCTGAAGAAGCTAAAGCGTATACGGCTCCTGAACTTAAAGCACCTGATGGTATCGTTTTACAAGATGAACTTGCAGAAAGTTTTAAAGGTATCGCATACAAGCACGGCTTAAGTCAAAAACAATACGAAGGCGTGATTAAAGATTACACGCAAAACTCAATTGAAATTGCCGAGCAAGACTTGTCTGAACAAAAAAGTTCAATGGCTGCACTAAACTCAGAGTGGGGTATGAAATTTGAACCTAATATGGAAAAAGCTGAAGCAGTACGTTTAAAGTATTTTAACGATGTTATTCCTAACCTTAGCGTTGCCGGTGTAGATACCATTAAGGCATTTACTAATATTGCAGAAAAATTCGGCTCGGAAGGCTCGCAGAACTTGATTGAAGAAACGCGCGAACATACAAATGTTGTTGCTCCCGCTGAAGCACAAGAGCGATTGAGTGAAATTTTAGGCAACAAGGAACATGCTTATTGGAATGCACATGATTCTGCGCATAAGATGGCCGTAGAGAAAGTGTTGGCTTTAACTAAGCAGGCGAACCCGAAAATGTCTGCAAATGTTGACGACTTACGAAGTTAAGTCTATATTTCGATTATTGGGACGCAAGTTAATTTCAACTTGTCCAAAAAGAACCCGTTTAGTGCTTGCGGTAAAAGCACAGTCATAGTCCACCATAAGGTCGGGTAGCTTCAGGCGATTAATTTTCGTAATTAACTGGAGCTACTATAATGGCTATTTCAATTCAGAACGTCTATATCCAGACGTTTGAAAATATTGTTCGCCACCTTGC